GCTGTATAACTACCACTATTAGCAATTTCACCAGTTGTTGTGTAGGCAGTTGTTGCTGCTCCTAATGTTGCAGTAGTAGAAGATTTACCACCACCACCTTCTGCATAAAGTGCTAATTTAAAAGCATTTCCGTTTGTTGCAAAGTTATGTGTTCCTAACATCAATTCTTGTTTAAATGATGTACACATTGCTTGTGCTATTGCCATATTATAATCTCCTTATAAGTTCAGCCGTTTGTTTTTGACCACCTGATAGTAAGGCTTGAATGATAGTACCACGCTCTTCTCTTCTTGCCAATAGTAGATAATGATACATGACATTTTTAAGATGTTCTCTAAATTGATTTGCTTGTTGCCTTATGTGTGCTGGAGCTTCGTCTGATATGCTCACTATCTTATCAACGGCTAAATCTGCAATTTGTTCGTTTGTTAGACCTCCTTTATCAGATGTCATAACATTAACAGTTCCAGCTTGTGATATTCCTACATTAAACATTTATTTCTCCTCATAACTAATACCAGGTATATCGTCTCTACCAATTAAATTAGGCTTTGAGTCCAATGGTTCTGGTGGTTCTAATTTTGATTTCTTTGTTATTAACATACTACCTTGTGTTGTTGTAGAAACAAGAGGATCTTCAAGTCTATGATAACCATAAAGTTTTTCATCATCTGGCACATTCATATCAAGCAAAGATGAGCTATTTGCTATATGTATTTTAATTTTTTTTGAAATCGCTATTGCTAGCCAAAACTCACAACAAGCTCTACCTGCCTCTGCAAAATTAATTGCTTTATGTGTAAAATCTATTCCGTACAAGTGTAAATCAGATACATTTTGAAAAACAGCATAGCCTAAAGCATAAGAAACTGTGTTGTTAAAATAAGCATAACCAGTCTTTTGAATAACTTGTTGTAAAGGAAACTCTACAACATCTGGACATCTTTCATCTAAACAACAAGAAAAAATAGGTATATCTTTTTTTTCTTTTAATCTTTCTTGCATAATATCTGTTTGTTTTCCTGCATTTGGTGTATCAAAAAATCTTGAGGGTGGGTCCATCATAAAACATTTATCATGGTAAATTACACCAGACATTGAGTTTATCGCCCAAACTTCATCAAATTTTTCACTACGAATTTTCGCTAGTATATATTCAGAAGAGCTATTGCCTAGCGCAACAATAGCAACACTTTTGTTTCTCATTTCTCTACCTTTTATTGTTTTGGAACTTTAACCAAACCCTCCCTATAAGCGTCTGTATTTTCTAAAGCCTCTCCATATATCTTCAATCGGCTGATGGCTTCTGTAAATCTTGCAGTATATAATTGTATTAAATCTGTCTCACCTTTCATAAAGGTGTAAGCCTCTATAAGACAAGCATACAATAAAGCATCTGGTGCGTTTGTGCCTATCCAAGTAGTTCCAGAATCATCAGTTGTTATTGATGCAGGTCTATAGAAATAATGTAATTCAACACTATAATTAGAATCTGGCGTAGGTGCTACTATAAAATTATCTATATCAAAAGATGAATAAAATCTTGGGCTTCCTGTAGTACTTGGATTAGGATTAAATTCTTGTATATAATTCACATCTTTTTGCAATAAAAAAACATTTTGGCTACTTGCATTTACATAAGACAAGGAAAAAGAGGATAAGTAATCTGAAGGCTTTTGTAGAAATTGATTACTGCTACTCATTGAACCAGTTACGTTTTTTCTAAAATAATCTAAATCAACTACTTTAAATATTCTTTCTTCTGCATTTTTTATAAAAAAAGGTATTTCTGCAACGAATGTAGATTCATCATTTTGAGTCCATTCTTGAATTGATGCAGTTAAAGTTGTTAAAGTAAAACTCATGTTACACTCACTGTTACCGTACCTACACTTGCAGTAGCACTAAAAGATGTTAATAAACTTCCTAAATTTCCTAAACCTTGATTAGTGTAAACTATAAAAGCCTTATTGTCATCTTTAACGTCTGGTCTAGCATTTCTTATAGCTTCTGGATCTGCTGAAACTCTTGGAGGAGTTAATTGAGGATGTTTTTCTTCATATTCATCTTTACCAACTAAAGAACCATTCCATTCTTTACGCATGTCTTTAATTCTGTACCTAAATCCAGAACGATCTGACAATCCAAAAGCATGTTTACCAGATGCAAAAGATCCCATTATCCCACCTTATAATAATTAAGTTGAGGCGTTACAGTAAATGAAGACCTGTCTCTATCTTCACCCATAGCTCTTTCAAACTCTTCTTCATAAACACTTTTCAATAATTGTATTCTGTCTGGCGCTCTTTTCATAGCAATATAGTATGCGAGTCCAGCCGTTAAACAAGGATAAAATCTAAACGGTATTTCCATTGTGTTTGTCACACCATCAGCATCTTGTATTCTAGTCAAAGCATCATATACAATTGTGTCTGTACTGTTTTCTGGTGCGGGCCAAATCTTTAAATTAGGTGTGATCTGTCTATCTAAAAAAAATTGTGTTGGTCTACCTGTTGTTGTCTTAGTTGGTATCGCTAAATAATTATCTCTGCTTATACGAGTCATGCTAAAATCAGTTGTACTTCTTCTTACGACTGCTGAAAGTATATCAATCACATCTGTTTCTAAAGAATAATCTGAATCGTTAGCAGTTAAAGTTTGAGTTCTTTGTTCTATAGTCCATTGATTTAATCCTCTATTAGCCCATTCTGCTAACATAATATTCATAGACCTTTTGGCAGTTTGAAGATCATAGCCAGTACGAGCTTCTAACCCACATCTTTCAAATGCCTCTTCAATATATTCAGCTACGTCTATTTCAAAGTTTGTAGAGCTAGATGTTGTCATTTCTTTTTTCTCCTAAGAGATTTAACTCTTCTAGGTTTACCTGCTGGTTGTCCTATTCTATTCTTCTGACTTATTCTACTTCTTTTTTCTGCTGATGTCATCTCTGATCTAGTTTTAGGTGTTTTAGAGCTAACTCTTTTGCTTGGTCTACAATAAGGAGTACCTCTTTTTTCTCCTTTTTTACGACCACATGCCTTGCCTGTCTTAACGTCTTTCCAATCTTCTTTAAACCATCGTTTAAGAGATAATCCAGATTTTGTTTTTCTTACAGCCATTATCTATACTTTGTTACTTTGCGTCTGTTACTCATAACAATACCACAACCACGAGCTATATTTTTATTCTTAGCAGGTCTTTTGCGTTTTTGTTTGGTAACATTACCACCATTCTTTAATTCTACAACACCACCTTCAGCTTTTTTCTTGGCATTACCATAATTTGCTGCCCCTACCTTTCGGCATTTTGCAATTGCCCCACTAGCATACGCACTTGGAAAAACTCTGTAGCGAGCTTTAACTTTTCTGTAACAAGCGTCTTTTGGCATTTTTTTTCACCTTTACTATTTTTTTTACTTTTTTCTTTTTGTTCGGTGGCTTTGATATTTGTTGACTCATTTGCGATCTACCCATAACCATTATTTTAACAACGATAACAATTCTGTTACCGCTCCCGTATTAGTTACAGCTATAACTGCTAAAGCACCAATGAGCATCCATTTAGCTTGAAAGACTGCTTTTTTAATATCTGTCATATCTGCTCTTAACTCATCAACATGTTTAACAAGATAATCTTGTTTAGATTTCCATTCAGCAAATTCTATTTGCAAAGACTGAACATTTTTTTGTGTCATTAACATTTCCACCTTCTTCTAGCTTGTCGTAAACGACTATTAGGATTCTTTGCTGCTTTAGGAAATTGTTTCATTTGTCCAGCACTTCTTGCACAATATGATTTACGCCTCTTAGCTGCTGTACTTCCCTTTTTTACTTTTCCTGTCACAGCAGTTTTTAATTTACTACCAGGATTATCTTTTCTGTATCTAGCAACACCTGCTTTAGTCATTCCCGCCCCACTTTTAGTGGAGCGAAAATACTTTTTAGTCTTTGGAGGTTGTTTGTCCTTTGCTCTAGCCATTAGGATAAGAACAAAGTAAGTTTATTACCACTGC